AAATCGTAGTTTTTGAGCTGAGGATTTGTTGGGTTGAACACAAACGCGTCAATATTTGAAGCATATCCCATTGTAATGTTTTCGTTGTCAGTTTCAAGATACTTAGCACCGTAGCTGTACTGCTTTAGTAACTTCATATGATTCCTAGGCACATCACTATTGAGAAACGTATCATATTCACGCCTTGCGGATTTCAAATCCAGCTTGCCATCAGAATAATGAGAAGCGAACAAATGTTCAGTTCCCATATAATTATACGAGCTTTCAATGGAATTGTCAAGTTTAAGCTGCGCCTTTTCAAATTCCCGCTGTTTCCGCGTGACCGCCCCGGTCTTACCCGCAAGCCTGCGGTCATACCCGGCGACGTAAGTCCGCTCATACTGCGTGTAGCTGTCAGCAGCCTTGCAGAAATCCTCATAAATATCCTTCTGCCGCCGGAGCTTTATGCTCGCAGCGGTGAAGCTATCCTCGTCCCCGGCAGCGTCGGCAACGATGCAGCGGTCTTTCTGCTTTCGCATGGCGCGCTCCATTTTCCTCATCTGCTGGGAAGCCTCATACGCAGTATACTTACGCCCCTCATAGGTAAACGGCGACTGATCTATGTTCTTGAGTTCTTCCTCGGTGTAAACCGGCTCGGACACGCCGAGGATTATCGGGAACACATCATGGCGGCAGTTCGGCTCGCTGATGAGCGGCTTGATTATCCTCTCATACTGCTCCTGCGTGTACTGCCGCCCCTGATACACCGCATGGGACGGTCTGGAGCCGGAGTGCGCCGACATCTCCCAGCCGTCCGCGCCCAGCTCCTCGCCGTTCTGTTCGGAGATACGGTGCGTGACATGCGCCACGCTTGTAAGGAGCGTCCTTCGCGCCGCGACTTCGATACGGTCGGAGCGCCTGCTCTCATAATCTATGGTTCGCACGCCGCTCGCCGCAAGTTTATTGCAATCCTGCCGGATCGCGGTCATGTAGTCCGTTGCTCCGGTCACGACCTTCATGTGCGCGGAATCCATCTCCCGGCGGTACATATCAGTCATGGAAAGGTAATACACGCGCCCGAGGAAATCGTGGTCGGCGAACCCCATCGTGTTTGTGAGGTTCTCGCATTTTCCGGCGGTCTCCGCTATCTGCGCGGAAATGAGCTTCTGGAGCTGTGCGTTTTCTTCCAGCGGAACAGCCGCGCCCTTGTCGACTCCGAGCATTTTGCGGTCGAACTCATCGGACTGCGCCGCAGCCTCACGGATAAGCCGGTTTATTTCCGCTGCGGAACTGCCGTTAATCTCGGCGATTTTTGCGGCGATCTCGTCCGTGGAAAGCCCAAGGCTCCGCGCGCGGTAAAGCTGATATTCCGCCGTGTCGGTTATCTGCGCGCCCTTTGCGATTCTTCGGGCGATATCCCGCAGGATAAACTCGGAAAGCTGGTCGTAAAGATCGGTCAGCTCCTGCGGCAGATTCTGAAGCTGTTCCGGAGTGAGCATTTATTCACCCCCAAAGG